AAGCGCTATCGCGTCCTGCGCCCCGCTGAAGAACTGAGCGACCCCGAGACGCTCGACTCCTTCCGCCTCATCCCGTGGATCGACAACCACGTCATGTTGGGCAGCGAAGAGCAGGGCCTGATGCCCGCAGAGCGCAAGGGCGTCCAGGGCGTGACCGGTGAAGACGTGTTCTACGAGAACGGCACCGTCTTCGCAAACCTCAAGGTTTTCTCCCAATCCATGGCAGGCCTGATCGAAGCCGGGAAGCGGGAATTGTCGTGCGGCTATCGCTGTGTCTATGACTTCACCCCGGGCGTGTTCCAGGGCGAGGCCTACGACTGCATCCAGCGAACGATTCGCGGCAATCACTTGGCCCTCGTTCATTCGGGGCGCATGGGTCCGGACGTGGCAGTCCTGGACTCGATCGATCAAACCACCACCACCCACAAGGAGCCTCCCATGGCTGACAAAAACGAGGGCGGCTCCGGCGTTGCGCTGGACGAAGCTCTCAAGCAACTGAAGACCCCCGAGGCCCGCAAGGCGGCCCTGATCGCGCTGCGCGCGGCCATGGACGAAGCCGGCGACCCGAAGGAAGACGACAAGGAAGAGAAGAAGGCCGAAGACGCCGACGAAGACAAGGACGACGAGAAGAAAGACGCCAAGGACAGCGACCAGGACATGAAGGAAGACAAGGCCGACGCCAAGGACTCCGACATGAAGATGGACGACATCGCCAAGCACCCGAACGCCATGGACGCCGCGACCGTCTTCAAGACCGTCACCGGCGAGATCAAGCGCCGCGACGCCCTGGCCAAGCAACTGTCCGTGCACGTCGGCACCTTCGACCACTCCGAGATGACCGAGTCGGAAGTCGCCGCGTACGGCGTCAAGAAGCTTGGCCTGGATGCGCCCAAGGGCCAGGAAGCCGCGATGCTCGCCGGCTACCTCAAGGCTGCGACCGACCCCGCCAAGACCCAGGTCGCCAAGACCTCCACCGCGATGGACGCCGGCACCGCCGACTTCGTCACCGCGTTCCTCACCCGCAAGGAGGGCTAAGCCATGAGCGCTTTCCAATCCACCGTCAACGTCAACTACGGCTTCGGCGTCATCGGCGAGGTCTTCAACGACGGCCCGACGCGCGCCAGCTCGCGCATCGTCAACTCGTCTGGCACCGCCAACGTCATCGGCTATGCCTACACGCGATCGAACACCACCGACGTCTGCACCGTCGGCGGCGCGATCACGAACGGCTCAACCGTCTTCGGCGGCATCCTCTGCAACCCGAAGGAATACGCCTCGTACGGCACGACCTCCGGCACCCTGCAGCCGACGCTCACCGTGCCGGACAACTGGCAAGGCGACTTCCTCGAGATGGGCACGATCGTCGTCGCCCTGACGACCGCAGCCAACATCGGCGACCTCGTGACCTACAACCTGACGACCGGTGCCCTGGGCGCCGTCGCGCCGGGTTCGGCGGCCCCGGGCGGCTCCGCTCTCGTCCCGAACGCCGTCGTGCGTTCCTACACCTCTGCGGCTGGCCTCGTGGCGATCCGCCTGACCAACTAAGGAGGGTTGGATCATGACCAAGCAAGTCTCGATGGTGCACTCGCACCAAGATCCGCGCAGCTTCGTGGACGCCTCCGGTCGTCCGCGCACGATGCAGATGTCGATGGACCAGGTCGAGGGCTACCAAGCCCTCGCCAAGATCGGCATCAACCTGCCGCCCGCGCAAGTCGCCCAGATGGCTCGCGCCGTCGGCTACGCGATGGACGATCAGCAGGGCCTCGTCACCACGGCAACGATTGGCACCCCGGTGCAGTTCCTGCAACAGTGGCTGCCGGGCTTCGTGCGCATCCAAACGGCGGCGCGCAAGATCGACAACCTCATCGGCATGTCGACCGTCGGCTCGTGGGAAGACGAGGAAGTCGTGCAGGGTGTCCTGGAGCCGGTCGGCGGCGCGGTGCCCTACGCGGACTACTCGAACGTCTCGCTGTCCTCGTGGAACGTGAACTTCGAGCGCCGCACCGTCGTGCGCTTCGAAAAGGGCACGGAAGTGTTCCGCCTGGAAGCGGCGCGCGCGGCTCGCCTGCGCATCGACTCGGCGGCTGAGAAGCGCAACAGCGCTGCTCTGTCGCTCGAGGTGCAGCGCAACACGATCGGCTTCTCGGGCTACAACGGCGGCAACAACCGCACGTACGGCTTCCTGAACGATCCGAGCCTGCCGGCGTACTACACCGTGGCTGCCGGTGCATCCTCGTCCACCCTGTGGGCGAACAAGACGTTCACCGAGATCACGGCGGACATCCGCCAGGCCGCGGCCAAGCTGCAAACGCAGTCGCAAGACCTGATCAACCCGGGCACCACTCCGACGACCCTGGCAGTCTCGACGAACAACTACGCCTACCTGTCGACGGTGGCGGTCTACGGCAACCAGTCCGTCATGGGCTGGATCCGCGAGACCTACCCGATGATGCGCGTCGAATCGGCTCCCCAGCTGAACTCGGCCAACGGTGGCGCGAACGTGTTCTACCTGTACGCCGAATCCGTCGAAGACGGCTCCACGGACAACGGCCGCGTGTTCGATCAGATCGTCCCGGCCAAGTTCATGGCGCTCGGCGTCCAGCAGCTGCCGAAGTCGGTCGTCGAGGACTACGCCTGCGCTACGGCCGGCGTTCTCCTGAAGCGCCCGTACGCCGTGGTGCGCGCCAGCGGCATCTGACCCCGGCGGACTGTCCGCTCCCCGAAGGCCTCGCGGCAACCCCGCGGGGCCTTTTTCATTCCACCGACCAAAGAGAAACCGCATGCCCCACGTCTTCAGCACCCTGGCCACCAACATGGGCTACACCGAATGGCTGCCCCCGCCCGATGGCGGCGCGCTGCCCATCGAGGGCCGCACCATCCATGTCAAGGGCGGCGCCACCGTCGCCCACAAGTCGGGCAGCTCCGACGTCTGGACGCCGCTGGGCTTCGGCACGCAGGTCACGGACGAAGAGCTCGAAGTGCTGGAGAAGAACAGCGTGTTCCAGATCCACAAAAAGAACGGCTACATCACCGTCCAGAAGAAGGACACTGCCGTCGAAAAGGCCGTCGCCGACATGAACCGCGTGGACAAGTCCAGCCCGAAGACCGAGGCTGACTTCCCGGACTTCATCGTGACGATCGACACGCCGAAGTCCAGCGACCCGCATCGCATCTGACCTGAGCGCGCGCCGTGGCCCTGCACACTTTCGATCTGGCGTCGTTCCAGGCGGCTTGCCCCGCGCTGGCGGCGACGGATGCGACCGCGCTCGCGGCCACGTTCACGGTGGCGTCCAACATCATGACGCCGTACGACGGTTGCCTGCTCAGTGGCGATTCGTTGCAACTCGGCCTGAACCTCATGACGGGCCATCTGACCCAGATCAGCGCCATGTTGGTCGCTGACCCTGGCGCGGTGGTCGGCCCTGTGGCTGGTGCGACCGAGGGCTCCGTGAGCCTGCAGGTTGTCCCGTCGCCGGCCACGAGCGGCTGGCAGTACTGGCTGGCCAGCACGCCGTACGGTCTGCAACTCTGGGCGCTGCTCAGCGTGAAGTCGGCGGGCGGCATCATGGTCGGCGGCTCGCTCGAGCGCGCCTCGTTCCGCCAGGCGGGCGGCGGCTTCCTCGGCCGGTGCTTCTGATGGCTGGCAAGTTCGACCTGAGCCGCGTGATGGCCAAGATCGACGCCATCGGCGCCGGCTTCGCCAATCGCGAGGCCAAGGTCGGGTTCTTTCCCGGCGCCATCTACGAGGATGGGACGTCAGTCGCTTATGTCGCGACGATCCAGGAGTTCGGCGCGCCAGAGCAGGCGATCCCACCGCGCCCATTCATGCGCCCAACGATCGAGGACAAGAAGAACGAATGGTCGGCCGACATCGCTGGCGGCATGCGTCGCGTGCTCAAGGGCCAGATGACGACCGATGACGTGCTTGACGCTGTCGGGGCTGCCGCTGCCGCGGACGTCGCGAAGACTCTGGCGGCTGGCGACTTCACGGCGCTGTCCCCGATCACGCTGATGATCCGCAAGATGAAGGACGAGCACAAGGGCGACCCGAGCTGGCGCATGTCTGGCGCCAAGGTCGGCGAGGCCGCGCGCCGCGTGGCTGCCGGCGAGCCCGGATCTGACCGCACGACGCCTCTGGACGACACGGGCCTCCTGATCGCCTCCGTCCAACACCAAGTCGGCGACCCGTCGTGAACCTCCACCAACGCGTGAGCGGGATCATCTCCCGGGTGAATCCGATGCTGACGGTCACGGTGCGCCACGCCACCGGCATGACGCAGAACCCAGACTTCACGCGCGTCCCCACGTACAGCACGACGACGATGCTGGGCCAAGTCCAGGCGCTGACCTCCGCCGAGCTCGCCCAGGTCGACGGCCTGAACATCCAGGGCGAGAAGCTGGCGATCTACGTCAACGGAAACCTTGAGGGTGTGAGCCGGCCGGATAACGCGGGCGGCGACCTCGTGACGTTGCCTGATGGGTCGGTCTGGCTGGTGACGATCATGCTCGAGAACTGGAATCGCATGGATGGCTGGACGAAGGCAGCCATCGTCAGGCAGCCGTCATGACCCAACCGACCCTGAGCATCACCGAGAGCAATGCCTTGCAGGCGCTCGGTCAGTTCCTCGTGGCTGTGCTGCCCACTGGCACCGCCATCGTGGTCGGCCAGGACAACCGTGTTCCGCTGCCGCAGGCTACGAACTACGCCGTGATGACGCCGATCACTCGCACCCGGTTGGCCACGAACCTGACCGAGTACACCGACGGCTTCCCGTCCAACCCGCAAACGCGGCAGGACACCATGAGCACGAACATGACCATCCAGGTGGACACGTTCGGCCCGCTGTCGGGCGACAACGCCCAGATCCTCGCCACCCTGTTCCGTTCCGATTGGGGCGTGGACCAGTTCGACGCCATGGCCCTCGGCGCAACTCCGCTCTACACGAGCGAACCGCGCCAGATGAAGTTCCTGGACGAGTCTCACCAGATCCAGCAACGCTGGACGACGGACTGCTACCTGCAGGTTGACCCGGTTGTCACCGTGTCGCAGGACTTCGCCGCCGAGCTCGTCGCCGGAGTCATTGACGTCGACGCCGCGTACCCCGCCTGACCAGACACCACACCGCATAGAGCCGCCTTCGGGCGGCTTTTTCATTCCCGACCGCCGCGGCACGCCCGCAACAACCAAGTCCCGGAGCGTCCATGACGAAGTCCATCCCCGCCAGCTATTTCGTGTCGATCGTCCCGGGCGTCATCAGCGCCGGGGGCTCGGCACTCGACCTCAACGGCCTGATGCTGACCAATGGCACCCGAACGCCCATCGGCTCGGTGCTGTCGTTCGCTTCGGCCGCTGCCGTGGCGACGTACTACGGCGCCAGCAGCACGGAGGCGACGGCGGCTGCGGTCTACTTCGCCGGCTTCGACAACTCCAACGTCAAGCCTGGCGCGCTGCTGGTGGCGCAGTACAACACGGCCAACGTTGCCGCCTACCTGCGCGGCGCCTCGGTTTCTTCGCTGACGCTGGCCCAGCTGCAGGCCCTGACCGGCACGCTGATCATCACGACCGATGGCACCCAGAAGACCTCGGGCACGATCACCCTATCTGGCGCGACCAGCTTCTCGAACGCCGCCACGATCATCCAGGCCGCGTTCACGACGCCGAACTTCACCGTCTCGTATGACAGCGTCTCGGGCGCCTTCGTGTTCACGAGCAACACCACTGGCGCGAGCTCGACCATCACGTACTGCACGGGCACGCTGGCTGACGCCCTGAACCTGCGTCTTGCTGATGGCGCGGTCACTTCGCAAGGCGCCGTCACCGCTGTGCCGGGCACGTTCATGACGGCCATCACCGGCATCACCCAGGACTGGGCCTCGTTCTTCACGTCCTTCGACCCGGACAACGGCTCTGGCAACACCCTGAAGCTGGCCTTTGCGAACTGGAACAACACCCAAGGCAACCGCTACGCCTACATCGCCTGGGATACGGACGCCAGCCCCACGACGACCGTGCCGGCCACGACCTCGCTGGGCTACCTGCTGTCGCAGTCGAGCGTGTCGGGCACCAGCCTGATCTACGCCCCCGCGCTCGACAAGGCGGCGTACCAGTCGGGCGCCATCGCCTCGGTGGACTTCAGCGAGAAGAATGGCAGCACGAACTTCGCCTATCGGATGCAGTCGGGCCTGACCCCGGATGTCACCGACCTGACGACGCTGACCAACCTGATCGCCAATGGCTACAACGCCTACAGCGCGGTCGCCACGGCCAACCAGAACTTCCAGTACATGTACCCGGGCAGCGTGTCCGGCCAGTACCTGTGGCTGCAGGACTACGTCAACCAGATCTGGCTGAACAACGCCCTGCAGCTGGCGCTGATGGAGCTCCTGACCTCGGTCAAGAGCATCCCGTACAACGCGGCCGGCTACGCGCTGATCCGTGCGGCCTGCATGGACCCGATCAACGCTGCGGTCAACTTCGGAGCGATCCAGCCGGGCGTGACGCTGTCGGCTCTGCAGATCGCCGAGGTCAACAACGCGGCCGGCGTAAAGATCGACAAGATCCTCTCGGCGCAGGGCTGGTATCTCCAGGTGCTCGACGCCACGGCGCAAGTCCGCGGCCAGCGCAAGTCGCCCCCGATCACGCTCTGGTACATGAGCGGCGGCTCCGTCAATCAGATCAACCTGGCTTCGATCGAAGTTCAGTAAGCCCAGCCACATCAACGCCTAGCGGCCACCTCCGGGTGGCCGTTTGCATTTCGGAGCCCACATGGCCACTCTCACCTCCGCCACCGCGATCATCACGCTTCAGGTCGCCGGCATCTTCGATACCCCGGTGCAACTCCAGCAGTTCATGGCCGAGGACATCTTCGACATGCCCACGGCCACGCATGCCGAGGTCGTCATGGGCGCAGACGGCGTGCAGTCGGCTGGCTTCGTGTTCACCTCTCGGCCGCAGACGTTCGCCCTACAGGCCAACAGCCCCTCGTGCGACCTGCTCGATGAGTGGATCAACGCCGAGATCCAGGCGATCGACACCTTCCGGGCTGACGCGACCATCACGCTGCGCGGTCTGGGCAAGGTCTGGACGTGCAGCAACGGCACGCTGACCAACTACAACCAGATCCCGGACGCGAAGAAGATCCTCCAAGGTCGCAAGTTCACCATCACCTGGGAACGCGTCGTCGCGTCGCCGCTGTAATGCGCAAGACCGCCGACATCACCATCACGGCCGAGGGCCGGGACGTCAACAAGGTATTTCGCATCACGGAAATGGCCGCGAGCCAGGCCGAGGACTGGGCGATCCGCGCCATCATGGCTATCGCCAAAGGTGGCCTGGAGATCCCCGACGGCATTCCTCAGTCGCTGGCCGGCATCGCCATCCTCGGCTTCAAGGCGCTGGCGACCGCAGACTATGCGACCGCCAAGCCGCTGCTCGACGAGATGATGGGGTGTGTCCAGATCGTCACGAGCTCGGGGGCCGTGCGCAAGCTGATGGAAGAGGACATCGAAGAGATCGCCACGCGCATCCAACTGCGCAAGGAAGTCTTCGAGGTGCACACGGGTTTTTTCGGTCGCGTCGCCAGCCTGAACTAGACCCCTTCGCCGCTGACCTTGGGTCGGCCGGCGCACGCTACGCCCAGTGCGTCAATGTGCCGCTGACCATTTCGGCTGTCATCACGAGCCCGTTGCGCCTGGCGACGCTGCATGAGCTCCAGACGGTCTACGGGGCGGAAGACCTGTTCAATTTCCTCGAGGTGCTCGAGGTGTATCGCTACAACCAGGCGCTACAGGCCAAGTACAACCAGGACTGACCTATGGCCGGAACCCTTCTCGAAGCGCTCTACTTCTCGCTCGGCCTTGATGTCTCGGGCATCACCGAGGGCCAGAAGAAGGCCAAGGAGTCGCTGAAGAAGACTGGCGAGGAAGCGACCAAGCAGCAGAAGGAACTCGACGCCGCCGCCAAGCGAACGACCGAGGCCTACGGCAAGGTACGCGACAGCATTCTGTCAATGACCGCAGCCATTGTCGGCGCAGTCGCCGGCAAGGACTTCCTGGCCTACATCACGGCCACGGACATCGCTGCTGGTCGGTTGGCGAAGAACCTGAACACGACGACCGAGGAGCTCACCGCCTGGGAAGGCGTGGCCCGGCGTCTTGGTGGCAGTGGCGGAGACGCTGATGGCCTGTTCCGTGGTCTGAACAAGATCATGCAGGACATCAAGCTGACGGGCGGCTCTCCGGCGCTGTTCCCGCTGGCGCGTGCCGGCTTCGACGTGGCGAAGTTCAGCGACCCGCTGACGACGTACACGCAGAAGATCCTGATGCTCCGCGACGCCCTGCGCAAGCTCGGCCCGCAGGACGCGCAGAGCTTCGGTCAAGCCGCCGGTCTGAGCGAAGAGAGCCTGAACGTCCTGATCCAGTCGGATCGGGCGCTGGAGGACATGGTCGCGTCCCAGCGCAAGATGAACGTTGAGTCCGAGGCTGACAGGAAACTGGCGCTCGCACGCAATGAGGCCTGGACGAACTTCACTGAGACGCTGACCGGCTTCGGCCGCAAGGTCGTCAACGAGATCACGCCGGCCCTGACCGGGCTGCTGAAGGTTGCGCAGTCGCTACTCGGCTACTTCGCCAGCGATGGCAAGACGGCGACGGTGGTCGTGACCGGGCTCGCCTCGGCCATGGCCCTGTTGACCGGCTACAAGCTGTCGCTGTGGGCGGCGTCCACGACGGGAGCGTTCAGCGCGGTCGCCGGATCGGCGTCCATGCTGCTCGGCCGGCTCGGTTTGGTCGGGGCAGCGCTGGCAGCGCTGTACGAGGTGTACCACCTAGGCGACGCTGGCAAGCAGCTGTACGACATCAAGCACCGCGAGGGCGTCACGCTGACCCCGGAAGCCCAGGCGCGTCTGGGCGAGGTGGCGGGGATGGACCCGTTCCACTCCAAGGGCGGTGGATCGGATCCGCTGGGCATCCGCAACAACAACCCGGGCAACCTGAACTTCGTCGGGCAGGCTGGCGCATCGCGCTCCGGCCGGTTCGCGGCCTTTGGTTCGATGGCAGAGGGCATCGCAGCGCTGGACGACCAGCTGCGCCTGTACGCCAGCCGCGGCAACGACACCGTGCGCGGCATCGTCAGCACCTATGCACCGTCCAGCGAGAACGATACCGGCGCCTACATCAACGCCGTGTCCAAGGCGCTGGGCGTGAACGCTGATGCCCACCTGAACCTCAACGACGCGAACACGCTGCGCACGCTCATCTCGGCGATCACCACGCAAGAGGTCGGGGCGGGGCGCATCAACGTTGACCAGATCAATGCCGGCATGGCGCTGTCCATGGGGCGCTCGGCGGGTGGCGACACGACCGTGACCACGGGCGACATTCACATCCACAGCAAGGCGACCGACTCGCAGGGCGTGGCGCGTGACACCGTCACCGAGCTCAAGCGCTTCTCTCTGGCCAGCCAAGCACAGCTCGGGGTGAACTGATGACTGCTGGCGTCCCCGCGCTCCTGGACTCGACGGCTGACCCGACGCCGGAGCCGATGCTCACGGCGGACTCGCCAGCCATTCAGCCGACGTCGCGTGTTCCGGCATGGGGCATCTATCTGAACGGCGCGCTCGCCATCGAGGCGGACTCGATCCTGAAGCTCGAGCACAAGGCCAGCGCGCGCGTCTCAAACGCCCCGCAGGAAGAGGGTTCGTTCCAGGCCTACAACAAGGTCCAGGCCCCCTATGCCACGCGCGTGCAGATGACGAAGGGCGGCAATGAATCCGAGCGGGCGGCGTTCCTGGACGCGCTTGAGGCGGCCAAGCTATCGTTGAACCTGTACGACATTGTCATGCCGGAGAAGTCATACCTGAATGCCAACATCGTCGGCTACTCGTACCAGCGCAGCGCGCGCAGCGGCGTGACACTGCTGACGTGCGAGGTCATGTTCGAGGAGATCCGCCAAGCCTCGGCCCCGGTGTTCACCCAGACGGCCAGCGGCCAGACGGTGCAGTCCCCGGTCGTCGCGGCAAAGCAGCCGGCTGGCGCCGATCCGGTGAACGCTGGCACCAAGCAGCCCGTGAAGCCCACCGCCGCGCAGTCTGCGCCCGTGAAGAAGGCGCTCGTCCCGGCGCAGGCCGCCAACGCGCCGAGCTTCTGACATGCAGATCATCCCCATCATCGACGCCTACTCGCAGACGCTGAATATCACGCTCGGCGGCCAGGCGTGCCAGATCGACCTGAAGACGCGCACGACGGGGCTGTATTGCGACCTGTACGTCAACGACACCCTGATCATCGGTGGCGTTGTCTGCCGCAATCTCGCTAAGCTGGTGATCAACAAGTACCTCGGCTTCACGGGTGACCTGATGTTCTCGGACACCCAGGGCGTTGATGATCCGTCCAGCCCGGGTCTGGGATCGCGGTTCCTGCTGTTCTACCTCGAGGCTTCCGACCTCGCTGCGGCGTGACTTTCCTCAAGCGTCGAATTGACCTGAGCTTCGCGCTCGGTCTTGGGGGCGCATTCGGTGAGTCCGGGACGAACACCGTTACGGTGTCCGGCCTGCGCGTGCATGCCCACATCGAGCAGGTCAATGGCCCCGGCATGGGTCAGGCAGAGGTTCGGGTCTACGGCCTGACGCCATCCCTTCTGAATCAACTGTCCTCGCTGAACCAAGCGACTCAGGTCACCCGAAAGAACGTGCTGACCGTCTCGGCGGGCGACGACGTCAATGGCATGGCCGTCGTGTTCCAGGGGCAGATCAGCGTCGGCCAGATCATGCTCAACGCGGCACCGGACACGCACTTGTTGGTGCTGGCGAACTCCGGCGGCCTGGAGGCCGTGCAGCGCGTGGCGCCGACCAGCTACCCCGGTAGCGCCGATGCCGCGGTCATCATGCAGAACCTGGCGTACCTTGCCGATCTGGACTTCGAGAACAACGGCGTCTCGGTGCAACTGGCGACGCCGTACTTCACCGGTTCCCCCTGGGAGCAGATGAAGCGCTGCGCGGAGCACGGCAATTTCAACTACACGATCGCCCCGAACGGCAACCGCAAGGTGCTGGCGATCTTCCCGAAGGATGGCGCCCGCGGCGGGGCCATCCCTCTTGTGTCGCCTGCGACCGGGATGGTTGGATACCCCAGCTACTCGACCAGCGTCTATGGCCTTGAGCTGACGACCCTGTTCAATCCGCTCTTGCGGATCGGCGGCCAAGTCAAGGTGCAAAGCAGCCTTGAGGTCGCCAACGGTACGTGGCGGATCTTCAACCTCCAGCATGAGTTGGAGAGCGAAGACCCGGGCGGTCAGTGGTTCACGCGGTTCAGCGGAGCGATCTGATGGGCGGCTTCACTGGCTTCCAGGGCGTCAATGCGGCGGCCTCCGAGTTCAACGCGCTCTCCTTCCTGGTCAAGGCCATGATGAATCAGATGGCTACGGCCACGCTGGTGCAGGTCAAGGCGGTGACCAACTCGGGTGGCGTTGAGCCGGTTGGCTACGTCGACATCCTGCCGTTGGTCAACCTGGTGGACGGTCAGGGTGTCGCGGTTCCGCATGGGACGATCTACAAGTGCCCGTACCTGCGCCTGCAGGGCGGTACCAACGCGATCATCATTGACCCCCAAGTGGATGACCTCGGCGTGGCGGTCTTCGCCGACCGCGACATCTCAAGCGTATCGGCCAACAAGGGACCGGCCAACCCGGGAAGCGCGCGGCGCTTCGACTGGGCCGATGGCCTGTACCTTGGCGGCTTTCTGAACGGAACGCCCGAGCAGTTCGTCCAGTTCTCCTCGCTCGGTATCACCATTGAGTCGCCGACGCTGGTCAAGCTCATCGCTCCCGACGTGCAGATCAACTGCGCGACGCTGGAGATCGCTGCTAGCACCTCGGCGCAGATCACGACGCCCACCTTCACGGTGAACGGCAACCAGGTCAACAACGGGAACGTCACGTCGACCGGCACCGTGCTGGCGCCGACGCTCAACGGTACGACCCAGGTGATTGCCGCCGGCAAGGACATCGGCCCGCTGCACGAGCATGACCACGGCACGATGACGGCTACCGGCCATACGGGAACGGTGATCTGATGGCTTCTACTCTGTACCTTGATCGACAGGTCTGGGACTTGGTCTTGGATGGCAACGGGAACATCGCCATGGCGACGGAGCCCTATTCAAGGGCGCAGGACGTTGCGTCGGAATGCAGGACGTGGCAAGGCGAAGTGTTCTACGACGTGACCCGTGGTCTGCCTTACGCGTCGCAGATCCTGGGCAAGTCAACGCCAATCGAGTACACGAAAGCGCAGCTGGTAGCTGCGGCGCTTCTGGTGCCGGGCGTTGTCTCAGCCCGGGCCTACCTGAAGTCGTCGCCAGACCGCAAGCTCGGCGGACAGATCCAGATCACTGACAGCAGCGGCACCGTCACCGCCGCGACCTTCTAGACCCCATCACGCCAGCAGCAGGCCGCCTCCGGGCGGCCTTTTGCATTCCAGGGCCGCCATGACGACCAATGTCCCATCCATCACGATTGGCTCGAACGGCATCGTGATCCCGGCTGAGTCCGCGATCCTGGCGGGCATCCAAGCCGACCAGAACGCGGCGTTCGGCGGAAACCTGAACCCGTCGCTGGTCACCCCTCAAGGCCAACTTGCCCAATCGCAGACCGCCATCATCGGGGCGTGCAACGATGCCTTCCTGGAGATTGCGAACGGCTTCGATCCAGCACTGAACTCCGGGCGCTTCCAGGACGCGGTGAACCGCATCTACTTCCTGGAGCGGATCCCGGCAGCCTCAACGGTCGTGACCTGCGTCTGCTCAGGTCTGGACGGCACGGTCATTCCCGTCAACGCGCAGGCCACCGACTCGGCAGGCAACCGCTACCTTGCCACTGAGTCGGGAACGATCTCGGGCGGTTCGGTCACGCTCACTTTTGCCTGCTCTGTGCCTGGCCCGACCGTGTGCTTGGCTGGCAGCCTGAATTCGATCTACCAGGCCATCCCTGGCTGGGACTCAATCACCAATCCGTCCGACGGGGTGATCGGCAACGATGCCGAGTCGACCGCAGCATTCGAATACCGCCGGCAGCAGTCTGTCGCGCTCAATGCGACCGGTCAGACCGGCGCCATCCTCGGCGCCGTGCTCGCAGTCCCGGGTGTCCTGGATGGCTACGCGCTTGAGAACCCGCTCGGCACCCTCAGCGGCGCGGCGTTCACCGGTGTCATCGCAGGAACCGTCCTGACTGCCAGCAGCGTGACGGGAACGATCGCGGCCGGCCAGATGCTCAACGGAACCAGCATCGTCAGCGGTACGGCCATCACCGAGCAACTGAGCGGCACCACAGGCGGCGCAGGCACGTACAACCTGAACATCAGCCAGAGCGTCTCCAGCGAGGCGATGACATCGGCGATCGGTGGCGTCCGCCTGGCCGCCAACTCCATCTACGTGGCTGCCTACGGTGGCGCGTCGAGCGACATCGGTGCGGCGATCCTGAAGAAGAAGAATCCTGGCTGCAACTACAACGGCAGCACGAGCATTGTCGTCCAGGACACCAATCCCGCTTACGGCACGAACCCGCCCAGCTACACGGTCACGTTCCAGACGCCCGCTGCGACGCCGATTAAGTTTGCGGTCGCCATGCAGGCCAGCAACAGCGCACCGGCCAACGCCATCGCCCTCATCAAGGCTGCGATCCAGGCGGCATTTACCGGCGCTGATGGTGGCCTGAAGGCGCGCATCGCGCAGCCGATCTTCGCGAGCCGGTTCTACGCCGGCATCGCCGCGCTTGGTCCCTGGGCGCTCATCTACTCGATCCAACTCGGCATCGACGCGGCCAATCAGAACTCGATCCTGATGCGCATGGACAAGATTCCGACCCTGGCGCTGTCGGACATCACCGTCACCTTCTCCTGACATGACCGCCGGCTTCCTTGACCCGACCGTTGATTCGACGGTCGAGTTGCCCGTGGATGCAGAGATCTACCCGCGCATCGCGCCGGCATGGCCGCAGACGATCCTCAGCCAGTACGCCAACAGCCCGCGCATCCTGACGCTGATCGAGTCGTTCTCCGATGCGGTCAATGCGAATGGACTCAGTGACCTGTTCCTGTCTTCCATCCTAGACATCGACACTGCGTCGGGCTATGGCCTGGACATTTGGGGCCGAATCGTCGGCGTGCGCCGCGAGCTCTATGTCCCGGGCGGTGCATCGGGGAAGCTGTTCGGGTGGGGCGACGCCGGCCCGAACAAGTACTACGGATGGCGCCAGGCCCCGTGGAACACGCTCAACCGCCTGACGCCGAATTACTCGCTGCAAGACGGCGACTACCGGCGTCTGATCCTCGTCAAGGCGTTCTCCAACATCTCCGACCGCTCGATCACGAGCATGAACGCTGCGCTGATGCAGATGTTCTCGGGCCAAGGAACGGTTCACGTCTCCGACCTCGGAAACATGACCGCGGCCTATGTCTTCGACTTCCACCCCACCGTGCTTGATCTGGCGATCCTGCAGCAATCGGGCGCGTTCGCGAGCCCGTCGGGTGTGGCCATGTCCATCGTCACTCCCTGACCGCACCATGAACAGTTCACAAGTCCCGGCGAAGTTCAAGATCGTCTGGGCCAGCGGAGCCTCGTCCAGCTACCTGCAGGCAGTGCCCGACACCTACGGTGGCACGCCCAACGGCACGCCAAGCATGACCACCGGGTGGGGGCCGGAGACGTTCCAGGATCCATCGATCGGTGGCGCCGCTCCGCTTGGTGAGTACGAGAACGGCATCTGGAACCAGGCTACGGCTAACCTTCAGTGGATTCAAGCCGGCGGCATCTTCAAGTATGACGCCGCGATGTCCACGGCGATCGGTGGCTATCCGAAGGACGCGATCCTCAAGGCGGCGTCCTATCCGGCCTTCTGGATCTCGACGGCCGAGAACAACACGGTCAACCCCGATACCGGGACGCTGACGTCTCCGGCTTCCGGTTGGGCCGTGATGCAGCCGGGGACGTACCCGTGGAGCCAGATCACTGGCGCACCGACGTTCACGCTGGAGTCTGAGTTCACGGGCTCAAACCACAGCCTGACCACCAATGGCTATCAGAAATTCCCGGGTGGCCTGATGGAGCAGTGGTGCGAAACGCCTCTGTCGTCCGTGTCCAATCAAGTCAGCACGATCACCTACCCGACGCCGTTCCCCTCGACGCCAGGCGTGGTCTTCGCGCCGACGCTGACCGTCGTTGATTCCACGCTGAACGCGGGCAGCTCTAGCAACCAGATCATCGCGTGCATCCAGTCCTATGGGCTGACCAGTTGCAACGTGGTGCTGGGCCAGAACGGCGGCGGCGCACGAAACATCACCCTGAAGCTCAGGGTTGGCGGTCGTTGGGCCTGAAATGGAACCGCGCGCCTATCAATCGGGAGCGGCCGGCACGCCGCCCCCGTATCCCGCCACGTCCGTGATTGGCTATCCGCGAAGCGCGACTGCGACCCTGAAGGCGACCACGCCGGGGCCATATTGGTTTTATGGCTGGGGCGAAGAGATTCGCAACGTCATCATCGGCGCCGGCCTGACACCCAACCCGCGCGACAACAGCCAGCTCTACCAAGCCATTCGCATCCTCGGCGAACGGGCCGGCGCGATCTGACATGGATCGCGTCTATCAAAGCGACGTCAGCACGACGCCGACGCCGGTCCCATTTCCGGGCGCAGCCGGCTTCACCCAAAGCGCGGTCGCGTGGGCGGACTTCAACCCGACGACGCCAGGGCCGTACTTCTATTTCTACGTAAGCGAATCCATCCGCGCGGTCATCGTCGCGGCAGGCCTCACGCCGGATCCGACCAACCTGCAGCAGTTCTACCAGGCCATCGAGATCCTCGCCGCCGGAGGGCCGTAGGCCATGGCTGACCTCATCTGGAAGGCCGATGCAGGGCCCGCGCAGTGGGCCACTCCGTCGTCGTTTTCGATCGGCTACCCCACGTCAGGCGATCTCGCCACGAACATGCACCCGACCCACATCGGGGCGACGTGGTTCTTGGGTGCGTACGAAGAGATCCGCACCGTCATCGCTGCGGCAGGCCTTGTCTTTGACCCATCGGATACGGGCCAGTTGCTGGCGGCCATCACCGAGATCCTCAAACCCACCTTCGAACTTCGCGAGGACGGCTCTTTCGAGCTTCGTGAGGACGGCGGCATCGAACTGCGGAACTGACCATGCCCTCTGGCAATACGACTACGACCGGCGAAAACACCGCCGGCCCACTGACTGGCGCTGAATGGATTCGCGGCGTTCAGTCCGGCGGCAACGTAAAGATGTTGACGTCGGCGATTGCCGCCCTCTACTCGCCTACCTCAGTCATCGGCGACATGATCGTCCGCGGGTCGTCTGGTGACGGGCGTCTTTCGGTCGGCCCCAACGGCTATGTGCTGTTTGCCGACAGCACTCAAACGTTGGGCGTGAAGTGGGATGGACCAGTCGTCAAGAGCGCCGATCTCGCCAACGCGGCCAACGGCTTTGGCGTTGACAAGGTCGGAGGCGCGTCGCGTGTCGTCAGTTCAATCGCAGCATTGCGAGCGCTTCTGAAGACTGGCATTGGTCAGGCGCGCGTTACCGGGTACTACGCAGCTGGCGACGGCGGCGGCGGGCAGTACTTCTACGACAGCACCGACACGACGAGTGCCGACAACGGTGGAACGATCATTGTTGCGAGCGACGGTGGGCGCTGGAAGATGATCTCGTATGCGCTCATGAGCCCGAACCAGTTCGGTGCCAAGAACGACGGATCGGACTGTTCCGCTGCGATCGAGAGTGCCGGCGCATGGTGCGCGCCGCGCGGAATCACCCTCGGCTTCGTGAGCGCCACCTACACCGTGACGCCGGGCATCTCTCAGGTCGGCGCGTCCACGTACAACACGGCGATGACGGCTCGGTCGGGGCTGCACTGCGTTGGTTTCTATGGCGCCACGATCAAGGTCTCTGACAACTATTCGACCGACGCGAGCCCCAAAGAGCTGGCCATCTTCAGCACCACGAGCCATGTCGGCGACGTCAAGTTCCAGGGCATCACGTTCGACCTGAATGGCGCCAACAACCTGATGAGCCCGGGGCGCCCGACGACCTATGGCACGTTCAACCACTTCGCCATCGTCGCCAACGGGACGAACGCCCGCATCGATGACCTGACCGTCGACCAGTGCACGTTCAAGAACTGCGCAGGTGAGTGCTACATCGCCACCGGCTTCGTTGTGCCCGGAACTGTCTCGCTGCTTGGTGCTCGCGCGACCATCACGAACAACCTGTTCATCAACAGCGGACTCGACGTCGCCGACCACACCTCGATCTACGCATGGTCGGAAGACATCCTGTGCTCGGGCAACACGTTCTGGAACCAGACCCCGCCGCACACAGTGGGTCTGACCGGCGGCGCAACGTGCTATGAGGTGCACGGCTCCAATCAGCGGTTCGTCAACAACTATTGCTACAACTACAAGTTGGGCGCGTACGTCTCGCCGAACTCGACGAACACCACGCTCAACACGATCATCTCTGGCAACCACATCTACTGCTCTGACTTCGGCATCTTGCTGTGGCGGCAGGTCGGGACGCCGAACTACCTCGAGATCGATGGCGTGCTCATCACGGGCAACACCTTCTATTTCGACGGCTATTCTTACACGGGGCAGGGCGCCTACAAGGCTGCGGTCGCCTATCAGGGGCAGATCTCGACCCCACAGGGTGCGA